AACTGGTAAAGTATATTCCATGTACAAACCAGATTATTCCTCTGCTAAGACTGCATCTAACGGTTCCTCTAGATTATTTGATTCAAACTATTATGTAATGAATAGTGAGTTCAATGTATACAAGTGTCTATACAATGGACAGTCTCCAGATTATCCAAGAGGTCGTCCCTCCTTGGTAGAACCAACAGGTACATCTACTACTGTTATTGAAACTGGTGACAGTCCTGGTAATTATTCGTATAGATGGAAGTATATGTACACCATCGATGCAGATAATATTTTGAAATTTGTCACAACAGATTTTATTCCAGTTTTGACAAATACTTTGGTTCAGTCTGCTGCTAATGAAGGATCTGTTGATACCATTGTTATTGAAAATGCTGGTACTGGATATAACAACGGTACATATACCAATGTTCCTGTTCGTGGCGATTGGCAAATTAATGGTGGATCTCAAGCATTCTGTACAATTACAATTGCATCTGGTTCTATCACCTCGGTTATTATGACTTCTGCTGGTTCTGGATATACATTCGGAACTGTTGATGTTGCACTTATCCCAAATATTGGAAGTGGAACTTCTGCATCTTTGGATATAGTTATTCCACCTAACGGTGGGCATGGTGATGATGTTGCAAGGGAATTGGGTTCATATCGCCTAATGTTCTCGACCAAATTAGAAACTACAAATGCTTTTGTAGATTTTCCAAATGATTTGACTTATAGAAGAGTTGGTCTGGTGTTGAATCCATTTGATTACAATACAACCAGCGTTTCTACCCAAAATACAAGATCCGCTGTTAGAGCAATGATCTTCCCTCAGTCTGGTGCGGGTTCTCCAAGTGGAAACTTTGCTCCAGGTGAGACAATTACACAAGCATCTACAAATGCGAAAGGATTTGTTGTTTCATACAATACGACAACTAAAGTATTGAAGTATGTTCAAGATTCTGTAGATGGTGTATATCAAGGAAATGTAATTGAATTTTCTGGATCTAATGAAGTCACTTCAAGTTCAAACGTTTCTGCAACTCCAGATAGTACGTTTGGATCTTCAAGTGTTCCAGTATCACAGATCACCATTGGTGTTTCTGTTTATGAACTAGGTCTCTCTTTTGTTGGTGGTTATGCTAACCAAGAAATCGAAATTAACTCTGGAGAAGTCCTCTACATAGATAATAGGAGTCCGATCACAAGATCGGCAGATCAAAATGAAGAGCTCAAAGTAGTAATAGAATTCTAAATGGCACAGAATACCAACCTGAACATCGCCCCTTATTTTGACGACTTTGACTCGGATAAGGGGTTTCTAAAAGTTCTTTTTAAGCCAGGGTATCCAGTTCAAGCTAGAGAACTGACAACTCTGCAGAGTATTCTGCAGAATCAAATTGACACGTTTGGACAAGGTGTCTATAAAGAAGGATCTATGGTGATTCCTGGAGGAATTACCCTCAATACAGATCTTCCATGTCTTTTGATTCAAAACACATATTTAAATCTTGATGTTGAGTTATATCGTGCCGCACTTGACGGAAAGATTATCAAAGGATCTACATCTGGAGTCAGAGCAAGAGTAAGTTTCTCTATCTCTGCAGCTGCTTCAGATAGAGGTAGTATCACGTTCTATGTAACATATTTACAGAAAGCGAACGATAATACAACTACAACATTCACTAACGGCGAAGTCCTTACTTGTGAGGAGGACATCACATATCAGTCCACCACTATTTCTGCAGGAACTCCACTTGCACAACTCCTTAATTCAAACTCCAACTCTGTAGGTTCCACAGCGAATATTGCTGCTGGAATTTATTTTGTTCGTGGATATTTTGTACCTGTACTTGAGCAAACATTAATTCTTGATCAATATGGTACTACTCCAACATACAAGGTTGGATTGAAAGTAGAAGAAAGACTCATCACTGCTGATGAAGATGAGACTCTTTATGATAATGCAATTGGAAGCACTAATTTCTCTGCTCCTGGTGCAGACAGATTCAAGATCAATTTGACTCTTGTTAAGAAGAACATCACAGATCCCAACTCTGCTGACTTCATTGAACTTCTTAGAACTGATACTGGTAATATTAGGAAGAAAGTTGTAAGAAGTGATCTTGGATTCATCAATGAAGTCTTAGCAAAGAGAACCCAAGAAGAATCTGGAGATTATTACGTCAAGAAGTTTGACGTAGATGTAAGAGAGAATCTTGATGATGGATTCAATAATGGCGTTTATAAGCCTGGTACTACAACTGGAGATGGTAATACTGCTTCCGAAGATAAAGTAGCAGTACAACTTTCTTCTGGTGTTGCATATATTTCTGGTTTCAGAACGGAGAGACAATCTACAACATACAAGGATGTAGAAAAACCAAGAACTTTTACTGGTCAAGATAGTCAAAGTATCAGTTCTTCTTTTGGAAATTTTGTCCTGATCGATAATGCATATCAGGCACCATCTCTTTATGAGACTATTGAACTCAGAGATGAGAAAAACGTCACTCCTGGTAGCGCAAACGGTACTGTAATTGGAAAAACTAGAGTCTTTGGTTTCTCTTATGAGGATGGGACTAGAGACACTACAGATACCATCTATAGAGTAAATGTTGCTGATACTGAACTCTATACAAAAGTAACAACTAATAGCGTAACCTGGGTTGCAGGTAATCTTCTTACTGGTGCAACTTCAGGTGCTAAGGGTTATGTTGCTAGTTCTTCTTCTGGAACCACAGGTTATCTCACTGGTGTAACGGGTACATTTGCACAAGCAGAAGCTCTTCTTGCCAGTGATGGCAGCACTTTTGCTACGACCACCGCTGCATATGCATATAACTTCAGTGACGTTAAGCAACTTGCTGGTGGTGGATTTACTGCTGATGTTGGATTGGATGTAAAAGTTGCTTTGCCTGGTTCTGGTCCAATTCTTTCTGCCGTTTCTGGTGGAAATGCAACTGTAACAGCAACCCTGTCCAACTTTGTTTCTCAGTTGAGACTTAATGACATTGTTGAGTTCTCAAATAATAATGCAAGTCATAAGGCAAAAGTCACTGCCATTACTGATAACTATAATTTTAATATCACCCGTTTAGGATCTACCACTCTTGCTAATGGTGCAATTACTAGTGCTGTAGTAAGAACGAGACCAGAAATCAAGAGATCTGACAGACGTGAACTCTTGACTCCTGTCGGACAAGCAGCAATCAAGAACACAAATAAGAATAACACTGTTGCTCCATCTGGATTCTTTAGACAAAGCTACACTGGAATTAGTGTAACTAGTGGATCTTTCAGTTTGACTGCGGGAACAGGTTTAACATTTAGAGATGCTACTGATGCGGATGACTTTATGGTCATCGTAACTGCTGGTGGTGGCGCAATGCCAACAGGAACTATTGTTACTTCTGGTGGATCTCCAACCTTTACTGCTGCAGCTGGATCCCAATCTTCTCTTACTGTAAGTGGTCTTGACAATGCAGTAACCGCAGTTGAAGTTATCGCCACCGTATTCCAAAGCGATAGATCTGCAAAGGTCAAAACAACTGAAAGGATGAAGATCCTCAAGATTGATGATACTACTGGTAGTGCTATCAATGGGTTGACTTCAAATGCTTCTGGATATGGTTACAGAGTAGAGGATAATGAAATCTCTCTTGGATGTGCTGATGTATTTAAAATCAAAGCTATCCTTGAATCTAGAGATGCTGCTGATCCAGTCATTCCTAATTTCCAATATACAAACTTAACTGGCACTCTTCAGATTGATGATATCATCACTGGAGATACTTCTGGATCTAGAGGCAGAGTAGTTTCAACAGATAGTAACTACGTTTACTTTATTCCAGTTGGAGATGATAAGTTTAGCGATGGTGAGAATATTACTGGTCCAAACTCGACACTGAAAATTGTATCTGGATCTGTCAATAATGGATCTAAAGATATTAGCGATACATATACTCTGGACAATGGTCAAAGAGATCAATATTACGACTATTCTAGACTTGTAAGAAAGCAGGGATATACTGCACCAACACACAAAGTCTTTGTAATTTTTGATAGATTTTTGACTACTAGTGGAACTGGATTCTACACTGTTGATTCCTATCCTGCTAATGAGTATAAGGAAATCCCAAATTACAATGGTCTTGAACTTAGAGATGCTATTGATTTTAGACCAATCGTTCCACCTAATTTAACTGGAACTGGATCTAGAACATCGCCTTATACCTTAACTTCTGGCGGTAAGTTCGACTTTGATAATCGTGCCTTTACTGGAAACTTAGTTGGTCTTCCAGGACAAAGCGATAGCACAATTATTAGTTATGAGCATTATCTTGGCAGAATTGATAAGTTATTCCTCAACAAAGATAATGTAATCCAAATTGTAAAAGGATCTCCTTCCGAAGAACTTTCCCAACCAGAAGACATTGATGATGCAATGCTTTTGGCGACAATTACTTATCAACCATATGTTTTTGATGTTGATAGTGATGTAAGTATTGTCGAAACAAACTTTAGAAGATACACGTTTAGAGACATTCAAAGACTTGATGAAAGAATCAAGAATCTGGAATACTATACACAACTGTCTCTACTTGAGAGTGAAACTGCAAATATGACAATCAGAGACAATGCTGGTCTCGATAGATTTAAGAATGGTTTTATTGTAGATAACTTTGCAAGTCTCGCTACTAGTGACACCTTACATCCAGACTATAGAGTATCTGTTGATTTTGAAGCGGGTGAGTTGCGTCCAGGTCACTACACGACTCAAGTTCCTCTCACATTTGGCAGTGGATCTCAGAACATCAAACAGACTGGAGATATTGTAACATTACCATTCAGCGATCAACTGTTACTCGAACAGTCCTATGCATCTGGAGTTGAGAATGTAAACCCATTCAACGTATTCACCTTTATTGGTGATGCAAAACTCTATCCAGAATCCGACAACTGGGTAGATACTAAAACTCTTTCTCCACTGAAAGGTCCAACTTTGGAAGGAAACTTCTTAACGACCGTTCGTGAATATAATGCTGACCAAAATGGATTCTCACCAATTCATTGGAATTCTTGGCAGACTACCTGGACAGGAACATCTACAAGCACTTCTGAATCCAGAAGGAGAACTGGAAAGGGTAGAAGACAAGAAGTTAGAACTACCAGAACCACAACTACTACAACTAGACAAACTAGAACTGGTATTCGTTACAGAGTAACTCCAGTTATCGAGCAACAGTCTCTTGGCAACAGAGTTGTTTCTGTAGAGCATATTAACTTTATGCGTTCCAGAAACATCGAGTTTGATGCTAAGAAACTGAAACCAAGAACTAAGTTCTTTGCTTTCTTTGATGGAATTGCAATTCCAACTGCAAATATTACTCCAAAAATTATTGGATTAGTTAAAGATGTTAATGTAGATTCTAAGGTAAATTCTATTCCATTCCAAATTGGAGAGACTGCTTACGTCAAGGATGCAAATGGCAACTTTAGATTTAAAGTAAGAATCGTAGCACCAAACGAGAGCATGACCATCAATCCTATTGATGGATCTGATATCTCTTCTTTGAATGACTACACATCCAATTTGAATTTTATTAACATTGATACTAAGTCTCTCGCAGATCAAGCAAAGGGATCTTATTATGGTTCTCCAAAACTTAATGATTATATTGTTGGAACTACATCTGGAGCAATTGCTAAAGTTACCGATAAATCTCTGATCTCGGATTCTGCAGGCAAACTGAGAGGTAGCTTCTTTATTTCAGATCCTAATGTTGCTGGTAATCAGAAGTTTAAAACTGGAACTAGATTATTTAAGTTAACTGACAGATCTGATGATAGTCAGGTAACTGGATTCTCTGATTCTAACGCTGAAGCAGAGTTTACTTCTTCTGGTTTACTTCAAACTCAGCAAGAAACAATTATCTCTGTAAGAAACGCAAGAGTTACTTCAGAAGAAATGAGACAAGAAAGAACTCTTGTCAGTACATCTTCCAGCACTAGCACTAGATTCGTCGATCCATTAGCACAAACTTTCTTGGTTGATGAAGCAGGATTAGAAGGTGGTGTTTACTTAAGTAAAGTTGATCTGTTCTTCCAATCTAAAGATAGTGAGATTCCAGTTTCTCTTGATATTAGAACTGTTGTTAATGGAACTCCAACACAGACCGTTGTTCCTTTCTCCAAAGTAATTAAGGAACCATCTGAAGTCTTCATATCTGAAAACGCATCTACTCCAACTACATTCACATTTGAGTCTCCAGTATTCATTCCATTTAGATCTGAATTTGCATTGGTTTTAACATCTGACTCAAATAATTACAAGACGTTCATCTCGATTCTTGGTCAAGATGCTATTGATGCTGCTCACGCTGGTGAAAAAATCTCCGAACAACCTTACATCGGTGTTCTCTTCAAGTCGCAAAATGCTTCTACTTGGACACCTTCTCAATATGAAGATTTGATGTTCAAGATTTACAGATGCAAGTTTACACTTCCAAATACTTCTGCACCATCCAGATTGGTTCTGGAAAATGCTCAACTTGGCGAGGGTAATGGAGGATTCCTGCGTCTGCTTCCTAATGCTTTCCAGTTTACTAATGGAAGTGCAGATATTAGAGTATTCCACTCTAACCATGGAATGCAATCTAACCTAAACTATGTCAAGGTAGATGGAGTCATTTCTGAGGTTGCTGATACTGCAATTAATATGGCAGGCAACTTTGGAACCACATCATCCCAGTTAACTGTAGATGATGCTTCTGATTTCCATACCACCATCGGCGGATCTGCTATTGGACCAACTAATCCAGGATTCGTTAAGATTCTTGGTGTAGAAGAAGATGGAAGTGGTGATGAGATTGTTGCATATGAAGCAATTAACGGTAATGTTTTAGATGTTGTTGGGCATGGATCTGGAACAGTAACGGGTAGAAACTGGACTAATAATGCTGGAACCGCTACTGGTCTCGCGCATAATGATAATGCAGTTGTTCAATGCCATAACGTTGCTGGTATTCCTCTAACACTCATCAATAGAACACATAGCAGCAGCACTGGTGGAATCGTTACTATCAACAGTCCACATTCTTACAATTTAAGAATTACAGGTGTAAACGCATCTAAGAGTATTAGTGCAGGTGGTCCAAATATTACAGTTTCTCAAAATATTCCCTGGGATGTTTTAACTCCACAAATTCAAAATCAACAGCAACCAGAAACATCTTTAGTTGCTCGTGTTCTTGCTACTAGTGGAACTTCTTCGGGTCCATTCCCATCTGGAGCAACTGCAGAAACTTCATTCGTTAAGGATACTACTTATTCTCAAGTAACCTTAGGGGAACTGAATTACTTCACTCAGACTAAGTTGATTGCATCAGAATTGAATGAAATCAACAACATGAATAGTGCTAAGTCCTTCACGATGGAAATTGATTTCGGTTCAGAAAGAGATAACCTTTCTCCCGTCGTTGATTTGGAAAAATGCTCTATTGTAACAACCGCTAACGTTTACAATAATGCAACTCCATCTAAGACCATAGGTGGTGAGTGTGTTGCAAATTACATTACTAGACTCGCTAGACTCGATAAGAGTGCTACTGCACTTAAAGTAATGCTTGCCGCAAACATCTTCACCCAATCAAACATCGTTGTGATGTATAAGTTGGTTCCTGTAGGTTTCGGTGGAAACGTTGATGATCTTGACTTTGAGTTCTTTAACACTAACGGTAGACCCGATAGTGGAGAGATTCTCGCTCAGAATGATGTTAGTTTGTTTGAAGATTTTGAATACACAATTGACAATGCATCAAACTTCGACGCATTCCAAATCAAAATCTCTATGACTGGATATAGTCAACCATACATACCTAGAGTAAAAGACTTGAGAATTATTGCCCTGGCATGATGGAAGAACAATATGAAGATCTCATTCCTGTCAAAGGTCACAGCAACCTTGGCAGGAATGCAGAGTCTAATGCAATCATTAATATGGATAACACTGGGTATGAGGCATACCTATTGGCTAGAGAGGAATCTCAAAGAAAAGACAGCGATTTAGAGTCTCTAAAAACTGAAGTAGAAGAATTAAAAGGAATACTCAAAAATCTTATTTCTCAACTAGATAAATAGCAATGAGCTAAATACTAGAAGGAATTCTTTAGAGCATGGCTTCTGCTGTATCCAATCTGTTGATTTATCAGGGTGCTGATTTCATTACCGATTTTACAATCGAGAATGATAATGGTACTACATTTGATTTGACTGGATATTCAATTGCTTGCTTAATCAAAAAGCACTATACAGCTAGTACATCCACTACTGTAACAGCTGCGATTTTAAATCCAGCAAGCGCAGGTCAAGTTCAGTTGTCTCTAGGGAACACCGTAACTGCCGCTATGAAAGCAGGCAGATATGTTTATGACGTTGTTATTACTTCCACAACTGGTCAAAAAACTAGGGTGTTGGAAGGAACTGTAAGCGTTCTAGAGGGAGTCACACTCTAATGGCAAGACTTAGATTCGGAGATCAATCAGTACCAAAAGTTACCAGAGTTGCCACTGGCGGCGGCGGAGGTAGCGTGGGCGGTCTTTCCGATATTGACCTCACAGACACTTCACAAGGCGGTTTGCAAGACGGTTCAGTCTTGGTATACGACCAAGCAAATACAAAATTCGTAGCAACTAACGTATTAAATAACGTCACGATCAACGGGGGTTCGTTCTGATGGCATCATCCATCCTAATTAAAAGAAGTACAGGCACAGTAGCGCCAGGTACTATTACATACGGCGAATTAGCCGTAACTCAAAGTGGTACTGGTAGTCAGGCAAACCAGGGTGACCGCCTCTTCATTGGAGATAATAACGGTGCCGCTCAAGTTATTGGCGGTAGATATTTTACGGACATGTTGGATCATGTTCATGGCACCCTAACTGCTAGTTCTGCTGCTATTGTAGATAGCAACTCCAAAATTGGTGAATGGAAAGTTGATGACATCCAAATGGATGCAAACTTCATCACCACCAGCACTGCAGATGCAGATCTTATTCTGCGTGCAAATGGAGCAGGAAAGATTGTCATCGAAGATGGGCAAGAACTTGAGTTTGGTACAACTGGAGACGTTGAACTTGTTTACACTGATGCAGATGGCGCATTAGATATCAAGCGTGCAGCAGGAACCCCCGACTTGCGTGTCGCTGATGATATGCGTATCTACTTCGGTAGTAACAAAGACGGTGGAATTCGTTATGACGAAGCTACCTTAGATAAGGTAAGAGTTGATGGTGCAGATTGGGAATATGACAACGGAGTCGCGCTCAAATTATCTGACGTTACTGCTTCCACAAACTCAACCACGGGTGCCCTCGTCGTGGTTGGTGGTGTCGGTGTTGGAGGTAAGGTATCAGCGGGAGAACTCCTCGTCGAAGGAGATGCTACCATTGGTGATGCATCTAGCGATACACTCACTGTAAACTCCACAACCACATTTGCTAACGGAGTTACCTTTAACGGTACAACCACTATCAGCGGCAGCACGTCTCAAACTGGCGATATTACAATTGACCAGTTGAAACTGGATGGCAATGTCATCTCTACCACCTCTGGTACTGAGATGATTATTGACCCATATCCCGCTGGTGGAGATGCTGCTGGTTTGGTCATCATCAAAGGAGACCTCCAGATTGATGGTACAACCACAACTGTTAACTCGGCAAACATGTCGGTTAACGATCCTACCATTGAGTTGGGTGACCCAACAACCGTTCTGACCGTAACTGCTAACGCTACCAGTGGAGCAACTGATATTGTAGTTGATAAGGTTGATGGTCTTACTGCTGGCGATGCTG